GTGCTCCGCAACTCCGAAGACAACTGTGACAATTTGAAATTGGAAAGGAGGTACTCCGCCGGAAATCCGAGACGGCTTTTCAGCTCGTTCCGATAGTCCGCATTCAGCTTCCGCAGTCCCTTGGCAAGTTCCGAGCCCCCGGCCACCTCGTAGCCCTTGGTCCAAATCTCCGCTGCGTCTTCCAGTGTCATGGTTGTCTTCGGGTTTTGAAGGGCCGGCAATATCTTCAGATATTTATCTCCGAAGTCGTAACTTGTGAGGAATGCCTCAAGGCCATTAGGAAGACCAAAAGCGTGATAACCGTTCCAGATCGCACGGGCCTCCACCAAGTCATTCTTTTTCAAGAGGTCCAGATTCTCCTCATTGGGTTCTTGTAACCACCTTATATAAAGCCTCATGGCCTCTGCGGAATCGGGATCGCTGTTAAGGATCGTTTGGAGATCGCGATTATGGCGCTGGTCTCCATTCTTATCGCTGGCATTTTGGGCGGACGCCGGAAGGCAGAACAAGAGGACTGCCATCACACAACAGAGCTTATTGAGACCTGAGCTTTTTCTATGCTGGTTCATCATCTGAAATCTCCTGGTTTGATGTTCAATTCGGTAGTCGAAAAAGGGGAATATGTAGTCGATACTCACCCGAATTTCTTCGGCATCCTGGAAATTAGCAATTCGCCTGCCATTGAGATTCTTACGTTGATGAATGACGATATTCGTCGCCGTTGTGGAGATGCTGTGTCAGGTCGAACGCACTGTGTGTCACGGTTGATTCATCATGAAGATAGAAGCGAACAAGCCAGAAGCCAATCATGGCAACTATTGCAATCATCCAATCCACGTTCATCCGCGCAAATCAGCGGTAAGCATTCCGCCTTTCACCGCAACCAGTACCCGACAATCACCGCCATGATCCCGAATGCCCATTTAACATGCGCATCCGGATAACCCTTGCTCAGAATCACATAAGAAGCAACCACCATGGCAACCAGAGAAAATACTATCCGTCCCAGCGCGTTCCAGTCCTTAGCAGTCCAGGCCATAGAAAGCTATCTCCTGCCAATCCAGTTCATAATCGTTTCCACAGTTTCACGAATATGCGTCCCAAACAACGGATCAGGAGCCTCCCCAGACACAGCCAAAGATTCCGGCATATCCGCTTCTTGATCATTAACATTCATTCCCTGGACGGCTGCCGAAGAGAAACTCGTGCCAACAATATTTTTCATACTCATCCCCTTCTTTCTTGATCTGTCTTCCTCTGTATTACTTATCGTGAAAATCTTTGTATGGTTATTTTTTGTTTTTCTCCGCGCCTCCGTGTCTCCGTGGTGGGTTTTGGGTTTTGGTTCTCTCTTTGTCTTCCTCTGCGTCCTTTGCGTCCTCTGCGGTGAAATGCCTTGCTCTTAATCCGCGTTAATCCGCGCAAATCAGCGGTAAGAATGACGTTTTCTCCTCAGTAACTCCCGCATAACCCCTGTCCGCCCCAGCAAAATCCGCTTTTCCTCTTTGAACTTGTAATCCCACATCACATCATCCCACCAGATCAAAGCGCTCGAAGGGTCCAACCCCACCACCGCTTCCTGTGCCCGGCACAACGCAGTCTTCTTCGTCGGCTCCGGCAACGAAAGCACCATGTACTTGAGTGCATCGCGCAGATGGTTGTCTTTATCTACAATCCGCTCCGTAGGGTTCCGGTGGACAAGCTGTCCCGCCGACAACTCTTCCCGCCGCGCCCGCCGCAGCTCCCACAAGAGATTAGGACAGCCGTTATTGTGTACCCCATAAATAGGCCTCTGGATGTCCCTCAAGTGCGAAGGACAAACAATCTTCAACGTCGGCTCTCGGCCCTCCAGGTCAAGCCAATGCGACAGAATCCTCTCCATGCCCAGCAGTTCATTGTTCTGAGGGGCCGGCAGCAGGTTGGTAATTCCCTCTTCTGCATAAAGGTCGGCAATCGCCTTAAACGATCCATCGCCCTGCGCCTGAGTCTTGTAAAAGATCGAAGGGTCGGCCAAAACCTCGGCCTCCAAAAAGCCCTGTAACTCGACAAGGTTCGGACGATGCTGTTTAGGACTAAACCCCGGCTGGTAATACTCCGCTGTCAGGTAAACCACGCCATCAAAATCCACGCAGCCCACCAGGGCCGCCGTAGGATTGGCCTTGCCATGATCGAACCCGCCAATACGCCTCCAGTGTGGAGAAGGCTGAAACCGCGAACCGTCAACAATGATCTTGTCCGTCCACCGGCTGAACACCTCGGCAAACACCCGCTCCCCGCCGCCAGCCTCGTGGATAACCTCCTGCTCGCGGTCCCACGCCCCCTGCGAACTGTACTTCTTGCGCTCTTGCTCTCTCCATCTAGGATTAATCGCCGGGTCCCGATCAGGATCAGCCCGGTAATGCACCCGCAAAACAATCCCCTGCGGCGCCCGCTTCTCAATAAGTCCATGAACAACTTCCCGCATAAATGAATTCCCTCTACAATCCCGTCTTTTACGTCGTCTATCTCTGCAGCTCTCTGCCTCTGCGCTCTTAAGCGTTCCGCATTCCTTTTGCCTCTCCGTTTTTCCTCTGCGTCCGGAGTCCACCCTGAGCAAAGCCGAAGAGTTTCCCCTGCCTCGGCGCTCCTCCCTCTGCGTCCTTTGCGTCCGGAGCCTGCCCTTGAGCGTAGCGAAGGGCGGTGAAAAAGGTTTTGTTTGGCTAATTGCCAATTGCTATTTGCTAATTGCTTTGGCTGAATGCTGAATGCTGAGTGCTGACTGCTGACTGCTTCTAGACCCCAGAGCCACACACATCCGCAAACCACCCCGGCCCCGCCGAACTGAGCACCACAATCTTCTGGCATACCGGGACAGCGTTGTCGTAAGCCTCCCCGGCTTCCGGCATGAACGCAGCCTCATCCTGAAACAACCCCCACGGATGGTAAGACCGAATCTGATCGCCACCCCCGGGAATTCCAATGATCCGGCTGCCATGCGCAAAGACCAGTTCGCCATCCGCCATATACCGCATACTCCGCGCCAGTGGAAATGCTCTTTGTATCTCCGGCTTCTGCCTCGAATAAAGCGTCTTCGCGTATTGGACTAACTCAAACGCTTTGTCTTCATTCTGGGATTGAAACAGGACCTCAATTCCCTCAATCGTCATCGCCGCATGGGTAAACAACCCAACGCACAACCACGAAAGCATCATGTCCCGCGATTTTTCGATAAACAAAACCGGCTCAGCCTGAAACGTCTCCACAATAGGACGAAAATAAGGCTTCTCCGGAAAGGGACGGTACGCGCTGCTGGCCCCCGCCTCCCGCCAATGCGAATCCTTGGTCTGCGTATGCTGTTGTAGCCAAATCAATGGGTCGGCAATCATCGTCTGGACCCGCGCTTTTTCGTCCTGCAGGGCTCGGGCTTGCTCTTGTGTCTCAAGCTCCTTAGCTTCTCTCTCCACTCGCAGTCTTGCCTGGACGTCTTCTATGCTCTCCACCTGGGCGGGCTCCGGTGAACTATCGCGCTCGCCAGAGGCGTCATCACTGGAGCGTTGTTTCGTACTGGCAAACTCCTTACACCACCGGTAAAGCGCTGCCTTGTCCACCTCAAGCTCCTCGGCCAGCTCCGGCACCTTCCTGCCTCCTTCCACCTCGCGCACCGCCGCAATTTTGAACTCCTCACTAAACGTCTTCCTGGGACGAATCCCGAGCCCAACCCCTTCCACCGCTCCCGCGTCTTCTTCTGCTACCTTGACCTCCCCAACCCCCAGCGTCCGAGGAGAAAGCTCCTCTACCCACCGGTAAAGCGTGCTCCGCGTAACACCGCTGGCCCGTTCAACTTCAGGCACAGTCTTCCCACCCTCAATCTCCCGCACCAAAGCCAGTTTGTATTCGTCGCTATATTTCTTAAAGGTCTTGACACCCATAATTCCCCCACGTGCCTGCAAAAATAAAAAAGCCCGCAAAAAGCGGGCTCTCTAAAAAGATTTTTCTGTGTTCCTAATCTGGCTAAGATTTTGACTTCCTCTTGCTTTTCCTCTGTGTTACTTAGTGTCCTCAGTGGTTAGGATCTTGACTTGATTTGCCTTTCTCCGTGCCTCCGCGCCTCCGTGGTTAAGCCGTTGACTTCCTCTTGCCTTTCTCCGCGTCTCCGTGCCTCCGTGGTGGATGTGGCTTTTGATCTTCTCCCCGGTTTTCCCACTGCCGTCTCAACCTCCCAAACACCGCCATCTCTCTCTCCTCCCGGTCCCGCAGGGCCGCAGTCATCTCGAAATTCGTCAGGGCCCGTACCTCTTCTGCCATGTTCCGATACCCCTTGATGTGATCAGGCCGGAAGATTCCCAGGCGCGCAAGCCGGTCAAAGACCTCCAGGGTAATGGCAAAACCCCGGTTCAGGTCATAGACCGCCTCGTAAAGCCGGGTCTTCGTATGTGGGTTTAGGCGACGGCGCTTGGGTTGCGCCAAAAGACGGGAATGTTTACCGTTAGCAGTAGCCATCGTTGCCTCTCATACAGGTTGCGTTGGTTAGGGGCGCATCGGTGTGCAACCACTGGTGCGTCCCGCTCTAGCTTTATACCCCACCGGATATACCCGGCGCAACAAAAAAGCGAACACAAAACGAAAATTCCAATCGGCGTTTATCCGCGCAAATCAGCGACAAAAGCATTTCACCTCTACAAACGCCGATGGCGGTTTTCTGAAATAACCATTGGTTCTATGCCTTTGGTGTGATGAATAGCGAAACGTTTGCTTTTCTCCTTCCACTATATAGGTGAACACTTCAGCAAACATAAACAACGCTAAAGCGCTATGGTCATGGTAGGTAGCTTATCGTTGGTCGCAGAAGTGAGACTATTACGAACAGAAGAAGAGAATTCAAATGAGTAATACCAAAATTGCTAATGAATCTCATCAAACACATTCACAGTCGAATGGCCCAGGCAAAGCCAAGGCTCACGTAGATCACTTCCTCCACGGCCTGAATGACGCGCCCGTTGACCATTCAAATTTTATGAAAGCAGCCGAAATGATGGCGGGTCTTTCCGCTCATCCAAAGGTACGTGAAGCGTTGGAGTTGATGCACGACTGGGTCATGACGCCTCTAAGTGCTAAGATATTAGCCCCTGTGGTAGCGAAGGACGATCACCAAAAACTTCATTTACTATTTACAAACGCTGCGACTGTTGTTCACCTCAAAGCGAATGCTGCGCTGCAAACTGCTGGTGCTCTCGACAAGCTTAAGGCCAAACTTGCCTCTGACGATGTGGCGACCTCCATTCACGCAGCCTTGAGACACATGGAGAAGGATTTTTCCAGCCGACTGATGCTTGAAGTCAGCCACCGCGTCAGCCACGACAGCACGCTTGCTCATAAACTCGTAGTATCAAACGTAGCAGCACTAGCTCCCAACCTGAGCAAGCTAAATTTGACCTTTCCTCCGCACCCTCATGCGGCGGTTATCATCGGGATCACCTTGCCATGTGAGACGGCTGTGTGCATAGGTCTTGCGGTAGCGGCAATAGTTGTCGTACTGTTGCTGGTGAAATAGTGACGGGGCCACACAATATTTACGAATTACGATATCGAAGGCCGCGTTGCGAGAGGGCTCGGCCTTTTTGCTCATCCTCCCCCAAAACGTGAAGTCATGCTCGGCCGCTCATGAGTCTGTGCGAGTATATTTGGCAGAATAACCTCTGCGCCCGCAGCGAAGCGGAAGGGCGGTGGAAAGCCTTTGATTTCTTTAGCTAATTGCTCTCCAGGAACTGCTCGTTTTTGGGGCAGTTTCAAGTCCTTTGGACTGCGCGGCAGCGCAGTCACGCGCTGAGTGCTGAGTGCTGAGTATTTTCCAATCCGCGTAAATCAGCGGTAAAAAGTTTCATTCCTGCATTTTCAGACGGATAATCTCAGCCAATCGAATGCTCTCAGCAACCTTGGCAGTCAGCGCCGGTGACGGCTTGATCTCATGCCGGCTCAACCGAACGGCCGCAATAATGCAAGCCCCGACCAGCAACGCTCCGTCAACTTTCTTTCGTCCATCGGGCACAGCTTGCCGCTGCCGCCGTTCAGGACAAACATTGCTGGGGCTAGGGCAACCTTTAAATATGTCTGTGGGGAGGTACCGAAAAGTCTTCCAGCAGCAACAACACGTAAGAACCACAGCCTTGCCAGGATGCGGCTCTGCATTTTCCGGCGAACCGTGTTCCGCCTGCTGGTCCACCGCCCGGCAGACAACCACGCAAGTGCATCCTTTGCACTTAACCACCCAAGCCTCAGCAGACACACGGCCATCCATCAAGAATCGATGATAGGCGAACAAATAGCGAAAAGTCAAACAAGGTAATTCGTTGCGCCAAGCAGCGCCGGAGAGCCTGCCCTGAGCTTGCCGAAGGGCGCGGAAGAACCTAGTCCAGATACGTAAGTACCGGAGTTCATTGGTAGTAGGTCAGGGTTAACTGCTCTTCCACGGCCTTCGGCGAAAACAAAGAGAACCTATTGTCGAATACTAGGTAGTACGTGCCAGCGTCGTTGGGCAGGGTGACATTCACATCACTCACCGTGACTTTATCGCTGTTGTAAAACGTGGGTGTTGAATGGCCATTTTGCCAATTCGTGTACTGATCCTCGCTGAGCAGATAGACCTTAACGTCGTTTCCACTGCCACCAGTAGCGCTGAAACGCCCTTGCAATCTGACATTGTTAGCTCCCGCAGGTACCGCCAAAGTGAAATACGCAGAACTAGACGCATTGACAGTTAGCGCGCCCGTGCCGATTCTTACGCGATGAAGCTGAGGAGTAGGTACAGGGGACGTCTGCTGATGAAAACCAGGTGAAGTACTAGCACCGTCCGAAGCACTTGAAGTGCCTCGATTGTTCGCTATCCACCAGATACCACCAAACACAACTATAAGTAGCACCATACCCGCTAAGATCGCGTTCTGGCTTGCTTTCCCCGCCGGTTGCGGCACTGACTTTGGAATCGGTGCCATTGCTGGCGCGGCAGCACTTGCGTCTTTGCTTGATGGCGCTGCCGTTGCGGCCAGTGACTTACCACACTTTTGACAGAAGGTTGAGTCGTCAGGAAGGGTAGCACCACAGAAGCGGCAGTACATGGAAAGTCCTCCAAACAATGGTTTTAACCGGAATTTCCGTTTTGAAATTGAAAACTGCAAAAGATTGTACACTGACTCTCCCATTCATGCTGATGGAAGATGCGGCCAGCAACGAAGAGTCGGCGTTGATCAGCGCAATCAGCGCGAGGTTTTTGATTTTATAGCTGCCAGGGTTAAACTACGCACCATGGCCAGCCCAACACTCACCCCTGTTTCCAGTCCCAATTTGGACTCTGCCTCAAAGGGTCTGGGCCGAGCCTTTGAACTCGTAGCCAAACTTGCCACTTCTTGGGTTGGCCTCCTGACAGCTTATGCAGGTGCGATCACAGCCGCAGTGCTTGCCTTTCAGAAGCTTGCTGAACCCTTGAAAGACCTGCCTGTCGGGTTACGCGCAGGGTTGGTTGCTGCCTTGCCGATATTGGCCCTCGTCTTCCACGTAATCCCATCATTGATCGAACAGAGAAGAAAAAAGCGCCTCACCGAGATCACCGGCCATCTTCAAGCCGGATACTTCCGTCTCGCCCCTCTCGACGACGAGGCCTCATTCGCCCGCGCCGATGCCAAACATCTGGAAATCCTTCGCTGGCTCCAAGACAACAAAAGCCCGGTACTCTACCTCACTGGCTTGTCCGGATCGGGAAAAAGCTCCCTGCTCACCGCCTGGGTCCTGCCCAATCTGGAGCGCCAGAATACCCTTGTCATCCGCCTGCGCGGCTACCAGGACCCGCTCACTGTCCTCGAACAGGAGTTGCAGAGACCGGGCGTCATCTGGGCGAGACCTTCGGATAAGAGCTCGTCAGACAAACGAACCGACCTGCGCTCCCTGCTCGAACGCGCCTGTCGTTACATCCATCCTCGACGCCTTCTAATCGTCCTCGACCAGTTTGAAGAGTTTGTAATCTTGCAGGACGCCGAGCGCCAGCAGCGCCTTGGACAGCTCTTGTCCTCCCTGCGCCACCAGTCCATCGGCGAAGTCACATTCCTGTTGGTCTTTCGCAGCGACTATATCGGTCTGATCGAAAAGCTCTCGCTGCCCCCGCTGCTTCAGGACACCAATTGGAAAGAGGTTCCACCCTTTACCGAAAGCGCCGCCCGCGATTTCATGCGCGGCTCCGGCCTGCAAGCCAGCGACGAACTCCTCCGCGACGTCCTCCGCGAAGCCGCCGAGATCGAACAAGCCAAAGGCTTGGTCCGTCCCGTAACCGTCAACCTCTGCGGCCTCGTCCTGGGACGCTTCGCCACCGGACTCCCCCGAGGCTTTCGCCCAGGCAACCTCATCCGTGGCTTCTTGCGCGAGTCCATAACCCTCCCCCAAGTCCGCGACGTGGCCCCCCACCTGATCCCGCAGCTAATCACCAGCTACGTAACCAAGCGCCCCCGAACAATAACCGAACTGGCCCAAAACACAACCGGCGACACCACGCTGGACCCAGCCGCCGTCCGAGGCTGCCTAAGAGTCTTAGGTCAAAGCGACCGAGCCATAGTCCGCCCAATAGACTCCGACCAGCAAACCTGGGAAATCTCCCACGACTTCCTAGTCCCCTTACTCGACTCAATAACAGCCCGCTGGAAAATATCCCTCTGGCGCAAATTCCGCACCTGGCTACCCTGGCTGGCAACTACCAGCATGGTGGTGGCCTTCATCGCCGCGTCAAGCTGGGGAAAGGACCCCATCGTTGAACTGACAGAACTCGGCTGGAAAGTACGCCAAGCTGATTCCACTTTGGAACTTGAATACAACGGAGCACCACCAGCCGCGAGCCTCAACGCTCTCCGCCGCACACGTCTGCCATTGAAAGTGAGATTAATGAACCCTGGCTCCCTCGCCACCCTCAAGGGTTGGGGTTCTTTGAAGAACGTATCAACACTGGGTGTTTTCCAGGCTACGGCGTTGCTTTCTCAAACGTACATATACATTGACCTGTCCCCACTGGAGAACCTGACGAGCGTAACGTTCCTCAGCCTGAACGGATCAGGGATAAATGATGTGTCACCAATCAAGAATCTCAAGAATCTCTCTCAGCTTGACCTCTCCCTCGCAGATGTAAGTGATTTGTCTCCCCTCACGGGCCTCACGAATCTCACCTCGCTCAACCTCACCGGTACAAAGGTAAATGATTTGTCTCCCCTCAAAGGCCTTACAAACCTCACCACGCTCAACCTCACCACTACAAAGGTAGGCGATTTGTCTCCCCTCAAAGGCCTTACAAATCTCACCACTCTTAACCTCACCGGTGCAACGGTGAGCGATGTATCTCCCCTCAAGGATCTCAAGAAACTCTCCACACTCTACCTCCTGTATACAAACGTAAGAGACGAGTCAGCGCTGAAGCATCTGAAGGACCTGCACATATTGCGCTAGCTACCATCAATCTGGCGAAACCACCCTCCCAGCGCCTCCATTCGCACCCGTTCGTTAAATTCGTGGCAACACCGCTGTCCTTTGTGTTTTCTCCTTCGTGGCCTTTGTGGTTTAACGGGTTTTCTCCGCGTCTTAATATGAGGTTTTGATTTTGCTTTCCTCTGCGTCCTTTGCGTCCGGAGCCTGCCCTGAGCAAAGCCGAAGGGCGGTGAAAGCCTTTTCCGTAAATCAGCGGTAAATCTTTCGCCGAGACTTGATACCGTTGGCAACCGAATCCCGTTGCTGATAGAGCTTCCGCAGCGCCGTTTCAATTTCCGGAGTGCGCTCGGCGTTTTCCAGAATGGCAATCCGCTGGTTCACGCCGTAAGCCTGATCGTTGAACTGCTTGAGTTCAGCCTCGGTAAGCCCGTCGGTCGCGGTCGGAACAGGCTTGATCTTGCCGCTCTCGCGGCCTTTCTGGATTCGCTCCATCATCCGCAAGCCGCTCTCCATATCGGCTGCCTTGGCTGGATTGGTTTCCTGCGCAGCCTGCTTTACCGCGCTCTCGTATAGCGTGAGCGGCCCATTTGCGGATTGCTGGCCCGATTCATTCCCCGGAGTGTCAGTTGGCAGAGAGGTCACACCGAGACTTCCCACATTGAGGCCTTGTGTATTCTGGTCCCGATTATCCGGGCCCTGTGGATTCATGAATTGATCGTGCATCTCATCCTGCAACTCCAAACCGCGCTGCAAAGATTGCAGACGCAAGTCCGATGCAGCCGCATCATCCTCTCGCTGCTGCTGGTCCTGATAATAGCGATGGTTCAGCGCGCCCGGACCTACATTGACCGGAGGCAGGCCATTCCTTGAGAATCCGCTGCCAAAGTTGACCAATGATCCCAGGATTCTTTGGCCAATCCCCATGCGGTATCTGGGATCATGGCGGTCGAGCGGAGCGTGCGCCTGCTGGTTCGTCTGGCGCTCATGGTCCGCTTGATTGATGAGCCAGGCACGCGCGCTATCCGCTGCGCCGCCGGCGATCTTTCTCAATGTTGCCTGAGTATACGGCTCCGTACCGGGAAGAGCTCCGATTAGCCCTTGTGAGACCGGAGGCCCAACAGCAGCCTGAGGAGCAGCAGCAGCAGAGGCGGCGCTCATAATCTTCTCGCCAATCGACGGACCGTCCGGCGGCTTTGCGGCTGTAGTTTGCGCCTGAGGCTGCCCTGCTAGGACGCTTCTGGTGCCCCTGGGAATTGTCCCGGAATAGTAGTCTGCACGATCTTGTTCCTGCGAAGGATAAGTCTGTGGGTTATCCATAAATGTCCTCGATGGTGTGGGGGAATAAGCAGTCAGCAATCAGCCAGCAATTAGCAATTGGCAATTAGCAATTAGCCAGAAAAATCTTTATCTCGCGTCATCAGCGCAAATCAGCGGTTAAAATGCATTGTTTTTCCGATCAGTGGCCTCAGTGGAAATCAGGGTGCCCCTCGGCTATGGTTCAAGGTCCTGGCTGTTCTGGCCAATTGCCAATTGCTATTTGCTAACTGCTGCTCTTCAATTCTGGCAATTTTGGCAGTTATGGCGATTCTGGCAATCGACTACCAGCCAGCAGACTGACATCTGGCTAATTGCCATTTGCTAATTGCTAATTGCTAATTGCTATTTGCCAACTGCTGCTTCTTCAATTCTGGCAATTTTGGCAGTTATGGCAATTCTGGCAATCGACTACCAGCCAGCAGACTGACATCTGGCTAATTGCCATTTGCTAATTGCTAATTGCTATTTGCCAACTGCTGCTTCTTCAATTCTGGCAATTTTGGCAGTTATGGCGATTCTGGCAATCGACTACCAGCCAGCAGACTGACATCTGGCTAATTGCCATTTGCTAATTGCTAATTGCTAATTGCTAACTGCTGCTTCTTCAATTCTGGCAATTTTGGCAGTTATGGCAATTCTGGCAATCTTGGCAGTCATCCTTTCTTCGCTCCCGGCGTGAATCCAGCGCCAACCTGTGCAGCGCCTCCTACGATGACCGGCAGGAAGGTGTCCCAAAAACCCGGAGTCTGGGCCGCTTGCGTGGCGTGGCCCATGGCTGTGCCTGCTCCGCCCAGCGACGTGGCATACTGGGTCCCGTACATTCCTGGAATCTGCCCGCGCGCCTGCATCACGGTCTCCTGGCCGTGACCCAGCGCGCCAATGCGCGAAAGAAGCGCCTGGTTCAGGAAGTTGGCGGTATCTCGCTGCCCTTGCCGGCTTCCTTCTTCCACGGCTGCAATCATCTGCGGGGTGGTGCCTGTACCGGTGCGGCTGCCGACATTGGAGAAGTAATCCTGAAGCGAGTTCTTGCCGCCGGCGGTCGCGCTGGTCGCCAGGTTATTTTCCGCTGTGTCGAACTGTCCGCCCGGAGCGAACTCCGTATTGATGAAATTTCCATAGTCGTCAATGGACTTGCCGAAATCGGTGATGGCCTTATTTTCATTGCCCAGGCTGATCTGGGCATTCTGCTGGTTCTGCTGTGCCATCTGTTTTGAAGTATTGAAGGCGTCTTTAGATTCGCTGCGTCCCATGGTCGTTGTTACTCCAATCTGGATTAGTGCTCTATTGCTGCTAGCTACTAGCTGCTGGCTTCTAGCCTTTAGTAATTAGTCCTTAGTACTTAGCCATTAGCCTTTAAAATTACAAATTACAATTTATAAATTACAAATTCCTTCAGTCTCCGAGCTCCGAAAAGTCGCATCCAAAGATTTCAAACACTGTCCACTTCCGGATCAGCGGACACTTCCGCAGAAATCTTCCCATGGATGCCGCGAACTTCTTAGGGACCAACCCCCACCCGGTACGGACGCCATGCGCTTTGAGCCAGTGGGACAACGTCGCCATCTCCGGGGCCAAAGAGCGCATGACATCTTCATCCCCGGTGACGATGCTTAACTCCGCCACCGCCTCCACGTGATAGAAGCCGACAACCTGCCCGTCTTTCTCCGCGACCCGCACCGCCATGGTCGGAGGCCGGCTCAGATCCGGACGATCTACCTTCACTCCCGTCCCCTCAAACCGCCTCTCCTGCTCGTCCCACAGTTGATGCAGTCTCGCCAGATCGGATGGGACTGTATCTCTCCAATGAATCATGGTGAACTCCAGTCGTAGCCGTTAGTACTTAGCCATTAGCCGTTAGTTGCTGTCGGAAGTTGTTGAGGTCCAGTGTTGATTTTCAATTACTCAATTACCAACTTACCCGATTACCAAATTCTTCCGCTTACCCACACTCATGGCAATCGTTAGAAGACACCCCAGCCAATTGGCGGATAAACTCCTCTGCCACCACATGGGATTCATGTTGCTCGGCCACGCTGGCCTTGTGGTCTTCAATGGCCCGTGCCAGTTCTTCCCTGGTGAATTTTCCGGGCTGCTGAATGTGGACAGTGTGCTCATGCTCTCCGCAACACCGGAGGACAAACGCGATACCCCCGGTTACTTTGTGACGCTCGATATTGTGAATAGTGACTTTGTGTGGCATGGGTGGGTTCCTGGTTTCTAGCTACTAGCTTCTGGCTTTTAGCTACTAGCTCTTAGTCTTTAGTCATTAGCCTTTAGCTCTTGTTGCTTCGTCGGCATTTTCGCGGCGGAGCATACCCAGAGCAACGCGGGCGGGGCCTGTGAGGCTTTGGTTTATTTTGGCCAATTGCTAATTGCCATTTGCTAATTGCTGATTTTTTTGCTGATTGCTTAGCTCCTAGCCAGTAGCTAGCAGCCAGTAGCTAGGAGCTTCCTCACTTGATATTCAAATACGTCGCATTGTGATTGGTAAGACCGTCACCAATGAAGACCCGGTTGCGCGCCAGCACCATTTTGTAAACCGTATGGTTGCCGATGAAGATTTTCTTTTTCACTGTGCCCGGCCCTTTCCGTGTTTCAAGAACGTCTCCCACCTGAATTTCAAAAGCTGTCTCCCACCCTGCGGCGTGGCGCTTGAGGGAATGAGTGGCGCTGCATCCCTGGTGGATCTCGCGGGTGTTCAATTCGGTTTTCAATTCGGTGTCCAATTCGGGGTTCAATTTAATGTCCAGCTCCAGGCGGAAGCAAGGCTGGTTGGGAACCAGTTCGATGCTGACGATCTCGTCAGGCCCGTCCGGTCCTGCAACTGCTTCTCCTCTGCGCAGGGAATCTTGCCGGCGCTGCGTGCCATCTGCCATCTCCACCATCACGCGCCCGATGCAGCATGAGCCTCCTCCTCCGCCGCTCCCTGTTCCACCTCCGCCGGCTGCCGTGGTGATGACTCCGAAATAGACTCTGGCGTCGCTGGCGGTTACGTCGGAAACGTTGCTGGTGGCGACAAAGATCACCGATCCCCCAAGCCGCGCCGGATCGTCCGTGTATATGTAGAATTTCCCATAGCTTCCCGGATTCACTGAACCGGAGTTGTAATTGATGGTCTGATTCCCGGCCTTCCACAACGAAGCGGCCACATTGATCTGCGTTGATGTTCCCTGCTGGGTGAGCGGGCTGGCGCCGTTGGGCGTGGTGGCCGTGTTGGCAATGCTGATGGAGCCGCTCCGCATCAGCCCCGAACTCACTCCTGCCGGCCCGCAGACCGCCGCTGAAGTGAATATCTGCCAGTCGTTCCAGTTCGCGCCATCGTAAGAAGAGCGCAGCCGCCAGAACAGCGTCACATTCGGATTGGTGATCGAAAGGCTGGTCTCCGGCGTGGGACCGTAGGTAGTCACCTTGCTTGCGGCGTCAAACAGGACGCCGGTTGCCGACTGAAGCTGGTGCAGGATCGGCGCGCGCGCCCGGTTCGTGTCCGCCCCAAACGATGCCTGATAGAGCGTGACCGTTTGCGGCTGGACATCCTGCGGCAGCGTGATCTGGATCTCAAACTTGCCATCGACTCCTGTCACAGTCAACGCAGCAGCAGGAGGAGCGCTCTTGGCCTGGGGAACGCGCGCCGGATCGTCTTGAAACCCGTCAGAGATCCCCAGCCGTCCGTCATAAAAAGCCAGCTTGTGGGCCACCCCAACCAGCAGGCGCCGCATGTCCTCAGGGTTGCGCATGGCCGCATCGATACTCTGTCCGCGAATAGAAATAGGCATAGTTAGCACTCAGCAATCAGCATTTAGCAATCAGCATTTAGCAATCAGCATTCAGCCATTTGGCATTTCAGCAATTAGCAAATAGCAATTGGCAATTAGCCAGAGGGTCTTTACCGCGCTCACCTGCGAAATCGGCGGCAAGAAGTCTTGTTCCCGCTCGCATCAATACGAGGCTTCTTGTTCCAATTTTTGGCAATTATGGCAATTTTGGCAATTTTGGCAATCGGCCAGCAGCCAGCCTTGCTCGCAATCCCCGATTAACCGGCTCCGAGTACCACCGCGCTACAACATAGCCGAAGACTCCGCTCAGGCCTGTTGCCGCGACAAACCACACTGGAGCCGCGTTGATGGACTGATGGAACCGGGAGAAAGCCCAGACTATCGGCCATAGTACGAACATGTGCGTGAGATAGACCTCATAGCTGTTGCGGCCAAACCAGCGCACAATGGCTGTCGGCCAGCGGCCGGGCGCGGCATCTCTTTCGAAGCGCTGTTGCAGGGCGATCACCATCAGCGCCGTTCCTGCCTCCAATACCGTCACATCAACGCCGGTTTTGTAGAGTCCCAGGCTGTCTACCGTTCCACGAAAAACTACGATAAAGATACAAAGCGCAGCGCCCAATAATAAGAGGCTCCGCAGCAACAGATTCGCCTTGTTTTCCAAACTGACGCCACCCAAATTGACGCCACCAAACCTGGTCCTGTTGGCGATGATCGCGGCCAGGCAGCCCAGCGCGATTCCGTCCATGCACGAGAGGTAGCCGTAATCCGCCCATAGCTGGTTGTGAGTCAAGACCGTCCGTGCCAATGGTCCAACCACGACAAAGGCGACCAGCAACGTTACCAGCAGCGCTTGTTTTCTTACCACCACGCACAACATCGGAAAGAAGACGTAAAAAACTTCCTCCACGGAAAGCGACCAGAGCACATCCCAGGATGCAGGCAGGTAGCCGGTACGGGCCTCCAGCCAGTTGACATGAAAGGTGAACGCCGCCAACAGCGCGCGCCCCAGTGAGGTGTGCTGCGGGTTGATGACAAATCTGGGCACCCCGGCACGGTCCAAAATGCTGAGCACAACCAGCAGACCCACCAGACAAGGCACGATCCGGGCAAACCGCATGGAGTAAAACTGCCTGAGGCTGATCTTGTTGAGGCCTCCCCAGCGTTTGAGTGACCACGTGGTGATCAGGAAGCCGGAAATCACAAAAAATATAATGACTCCGTAGTACCCGCTCCAGAACAACACCCGGTTAGCAGCCGCGCCGACGAATTTGCCCAGGGCGCTCTGATTAAAGTGAATCCGAAGATTCATGTGATGCAGCGCCACAGCAACAATGCAAAGCCCGCGAAGCACGTCAATGCCCTGGACACGCTTCTCCGTCTTCAACATCTTTTCAGTTGCGGCTGCGGATTTCGGCATAGATAAACTCACAAAGTACCAAATCTATCACGCCCCCTCTTCTCTGAAGGGGCGCGGCCCGGAGATCCTTCGCTTGGCCGTTCAGCTAGAAGCAAGAGCCAGAAGCCAGCACAAAGAATCAGCGAGGATCATTCAAATCAGCGTCATCAGCGGTAAAGTTTTGCTTCGCTTTCCTCCGCGTCAGAGCCTACCCTCGAGTCCAACGAAGGGCGCCTCCGGTGAGATTTTGGTTTACTTTGGCTAATTGCCAATTGCTAATTGCCATTTGCTCATCTTGATGAAGCTACCGGCCGCGCATAGAGCACCGCATATTTCACGTCGAACCACGAGTTGGCGACCTTGCCATTGGTGAGCCGCAGCCGGAAGCGTTCGTTTTGTCCGCGGGCGCCAACGCTCGGAGGAGCTTTGTCCTGCGTATCGCTCAGGCGGAGCGGCTTCAGGTCTATGTGTCCGTCGGGCGCGGTGGCATTTTTGCGTCCGTAGACGATGGAGATATTCAGGTCGCCAAAGCCTGTGGCGTTCACGCCGACACCGCCTAACTGGTTCACGCGCAGCAGGTCCTGGGTGCTTACGGTTTCGTAAATGCAATCAATGCCCAGGCCATTGTCGTTGAACGTGCCGGGCATGATGGCATTGACCGCGCCGTCCGGGGATGAAGAAGCGAAAAGGATTTGCGACTGCCTCGACAGTGCATCCGTGACGGTGAGACCCAGCTTGCGCTCCGCCCGGATCGCTACGAATGCGGCGATATCGTCTATCGACCACTTGCGCGAAGAGCCTGCAGCAATCTCCTTGCCGACGAACGGAGAGAAGTAGATGGGCGGCGCAAAGTCCGTGCCCGCTTCCTCGTAATTGCATTTGAGTACGGCGTTGGGGACAGTGCTGTCATTCAGAGGAACGCCAATGCGGATCTCCTGGGTCTCTTCATCGATCAGGACCCAGATCAGATGCGCAAAATCCCAATTGATGCTGTGCCAGGTCTTGGGTAGCTCCCTGGTAATGCGGATGGGCTGGTCGCCAAAAAATATGTAGACCCCGCTGCGATGGACAAAGCACATGAACGCGTTGGACACATCCACGGCCCGAGGCCCAACCGGCCCCACGCCCTCCCAGCGCTTGGTCACGTTCCAGGTGGAGGGATCGCTGGCGCCTGGCTCAATGAAGTATCCGCCGCGCTCCTTCAGGCCAAAGCTTGCTCCGCGAAACTCGCGCCACGCAATGGCCCGCTCGCCATCGTTCTCGCCCGCCTGCACCACTGCCGTATCTCCGTAAAAACTCTCCGGATCGTTCTGCAGACTCACCAGCCATCCGCTGGGATATCCGCTGGCCCCGCTGACCACCATGCGGCTGGTGCTTCGCGAAAAATACAGATCCACACAGTTCGGAACCTGTATCTTGCGGAAGAACGACGTCACCTTAGTGGAAGAGAGCAGATAGACATCGGTGAAGTTAAGGGTGGCGCTGGTGGTGGTGTTGTCCGGAATGATAGTGGATGTCATGACCACGCCGCTCACCTGGTCCTGCGTGGGAATATAAAAGTAGTCTCCGGCGGTTGAGCCTCCGGCCACGGTAAAGCACAGTACCCTCGCCGCAGTGTTGGCCGGCCCCACAGGAATATTGCCCACCCAAAGCTGCTGCGCTCCCGGCGCCGGTACGCTGATGGAGATTACCGATGCCTCCGTCATGCCCGTGATGGCTCCGTTCCGGTTCTTGAACAACACCACCATGTACCGAATCCCTGTACAGATGTTCCCGGCATTCGCCGTGGTGATGGTAGCGCCGTTGGTCGTGGGCGGAGCTGCGCCCGCGCCGGTTGTATCCACGTTGACGGTTGCCCCCGGAGCCTTGCCCGTGGCAACGCTGTGATAGGCGGAGGCAGCCGGAGGCGCTGCACCCGTAGCCACATCGGCTGCATAGACGTTGACTCCAGTTGGCGCAAACGGCGCAGCCAGTCCGGAGAGCCACGATGGAAACGACGGTTGAGACGACGGCGCAATCACGACCTGCACGCGATCATTCAGCACCGTGTTCGTGATGATATTCGCAGCCGAGATCAGGCTTTCGCCATTCCCATTGCTGATGGTCACCGCGATATAAACATCTCTTCCGGCGGCATAGCTTCCCGCGCCGGCGATTCGGGTCACAGTAAACAATGTATTCGGGATGGAATCAATCACGGTTGCGGCATGGGCCGTAACTTCCTTCCATGTCGCGGTTCCATCCGTCACTGTGCCCGCATCACCCAGCGGAAACGCTGGCTGGCTGCTTCCTGATGTTCCTGCCACAATGCAGACGTAGGTGTGGCCGTTGCCCGTAGTGCCCGTATTGGGAGTAATGACTTCCCCCAGTCTGTACACCGTACTCGCTTTCCATCGGTCGCCCACGGGACGCATCGAGTACGGATCCAGATTGCCGGACAGCAGGTCATAGACGGCAGGTTGTCCCTGGCCCGTCTTCAGATCGCTGAATGCCAGATAGCCCCGGTTATACGCCGACGCTACCTGCATATGCGCATTCGCCGGAGGCGTTACCAGCGAAGAATTCACCGGGACCAGGATTCCCGATCCCTCAGGAGACTCCACAAATACGCGTCCTGCCATATCGAAGATCAGAGGGATGCGCTTGTCCGGCGGCTTATCCGGAGAAGGCTGCTGATACTTCAACGAAGCCAGCCCGGTGATAGGCTGGTTCTGCGTTGGATTCAGCGGGTCCGGTGGAGGCGCCTGGAACTGCATCTGAATGCCGTCCCGCGTACGCACGGAAGTCAGATGAAAGGTAACGTTCCGAGCCACCGCCGCCAGTCCAATCGGCAGCGCGGTAGGATCATCCTGCTCCACCATGGACGACCAGCGCGTAAATTCGTGTGGGGCAAAGCCTGCGAAGTTCATGGGTAGCTCCTGGCTGCTGGCTACTAGCTGCTAGCTTGTAGCTCTTAGCCTTTAGCCTTTGGTCTTCAGTTCTTTCGTAGGGATGGCGCACAAGAAGGCTGAAGAGTCTGTGTTGTTGGGTTTGATTTTCAATTATGGCAATTTTGGCAGTTATGGCAATTCTGGCAATCCCGATTTTCAGATCCCCCGATCCCCCGATGTATAGCCTGCACTGAGGTGCGCCGAAGTGATCCCCCGATTCTTAGTTGGCTCCGGCCTGGGCGATGATAATCAGGTGCAACGTGCCGCCGGTGATTGCCGCGGGATAGTTTCCGGCTGGAAGCTCTGAGCCGCCCGGCTGATAGAACTTGATCTTGAACGTACTCAGCGTGGCGCCCGGAAGAATGCCGATATAGTTGCCGCCCATCTCTTCATTCATCACGCCAACGCTGTAGGGCAAGCGGCTGAGAAATGGCTCGGAGAAAAAGTTGGGATTCTTGAGCGCGGTCAGGTCCAGAATGTCGCCACCGGTAACATAGCCCGCCGGACTATTGCCGGGGGTAATGCTGACATAGATTTCTTTCAACCGGTTGGCCTGAGTAGCTAGAACATTCGCAGTAAGTGCCATGATGTCTCCTTGAGTTGTGTTTGGATATGGATATGGAATCGAGATTGTTTGTGTGGTGAAGCAATTGGCAAATGGGCAATAGTATTTAGCCGTTAGTCCTTAGCCATTAAAGATTCGCTTTTTAGCTTTTTGTTTTTCGGTGGAAGTCGAATAGCTTGCCCTGGCCACAGCCGATTTTCAGACCGTCAGCACCACCAGAAATACCCTATGGTGACACAACCGACTGCAGAGAGTGGATCAGTGTCATCCTGAGCGGCAGCGAAGGAACTGCTCCGCTGCACTTAAAGTACACGACAACCGCTTTTGCTAATGGCCTCTACAAACACAGCTTCTGGAGAGCGCAGTCGAAGGAACCCCGGCAATTCTTCGGACACGATCCAACGTCAAGGCATTCTCACGGTGACCCGCAAAATACTATGAGCAGGTTCTCCAGAAAATTCCCTGAAGCGGCAGCGCTCGTCAAGCATGGAGTCCTTCGACTCCGCGCCATTCGCCAATGTTGATCGTGCTAATTTGTGGCGCTGCGCTCTGGATGACAAGTCATTGGGTTGATAACGACTAAAGGCTAAGGGCTAAGACAGACCTACCGTGGCGTCACCATCCGTAGTTTTCGCCGTGTCACTCTGCCGAGCCGACGGATCTTTGCCTGGTCTTTGCGTGTCAGGTACTGCATTACGTCGTCCACAGCATTATCTTGCAACAGGGTGTAAACCTGTACCCAGGCCTGATTGCCCCGGACAGCCCCTACCAGCGCCGCCGCGCCGTAGGCCAGGGCGTGGCCGAAATTCTTGGCCACGCTTACGGCATCCTGGTCTCCGGCTAGCGAGGCAAACAGGAAGTCGCCGCGAATACGGAGGTCTACCGCCAGGGAACAGGGTGTGATGTAGATGATTCCAACGCGCCATTCCCATTGATCCACGAATTGGTTGGCAAGCACGTCTTTCACCTTGTCCACCAGCGTGACGGTCTTGTAATTGGTGTTGTCCAGCCCGGCCATCTTCCATTCAAGCGTAAGCGGCTGCATCATCAGCTCCAGCGGCTGCCCGGAGCCGTCATAGGCGGAAAGATCGGAGGTCTGCGGCTGCACGCTGAATATCTCCACCGACTTGCGCTCGAACTCCGCGCCGGTGGAAAGCATGCGGTTGTACAACTCCTCATACTTCTGGTTGATCAGCGGAAGAAGAAATGCGTCGGTGGCATAGGTGGCGTCAGGATCGTCCACCAAGGAGCGGATTCGGGTTTTTACAGTTGTGAGGTCCATAGGTAGCACTCAGCGCTTTTAGCAATTAGTAAATGGCAATTAGCAATTAGCCGAAGCAGCATCTTTGCTTCGAAATCTACAACAATGTTTGGACTTTCCGTTCTTCGCCTTGGCCGGTTAAAAGCAGGGCGCCCCATCCTTCGCGTTTTTTGCGAAGGGTGGGTGCTATGGTTTCTATGTACTGTGTGTTCTTGAGCGAGCGCAGCAAATAGCTGCCCTGAGCAAAGCCGAATAGGCAACGCGATCTCGGGTTTGTTTGGCTAATTGCTAGTTGCTAATTGCTACAGGGCTGAGTGCTGAATGCTATTTTCTTCCCGCCTGCTTCGCCTTGTCCCTATCCGCTTTGATCTCGTTCACTTCTTTCCACTCATCCGAAGTCAAGCGGTCCATGGCGATGTGTCCATACTCGATCAGAGCTGCTTTGTATGCTTCAATCGGTTTATAGACGTAACGGCATCCTTTGCACACGGACGCCTTGTGGTCGGACACCTCGCCGCATCCTGGACACGGATCGGGTACCTCACCACCTTCCGCATTGATGGCCAACAGCCACGCGGGCTGGTGTTTCAGGATCTTTTCGTGCAGCAGGACCTCGGCTGCCTTGCGGTGCAGCTCCGTGATGTTTTTCCG